ATTGTTTAATATAAAGTCAGGGGTATAGGTGCGATAGGCTAAGTCTTCCCACTCTATCTTGATACTCTCATAGTCGTACTTATAATTTATTGTATCAAGAGACATAGAAATCTTATGCTCTAGTCCACTTCTATACCCATACTTTAGTGCTTCTCTTCTTACTTTATGAGGAGACATTTAATTCAACATAAGAAACTATCTTAGGAAATTGTGCCTTAGACATTACGGATGGAAGGTCTTTTAAATTCTCCCAACAGCTATGTTTATAGTTGCAAAAACTACAACTGACTCCTAGTATTTTATTACCTGTAGGTTTCCCCCTAAATGTTTCCATCACAGGTTCAAAGCAACGTGCAAACTTATTATGCTTTACAGTTTCCACTGTTGCCCTTATCCTTCTCATCTCCATGTCGGCATCAGCATTTTGTGCTGACACATATTTAAATGCACCATTAGCTTTGTTGACTACCCACCAACCACCAATCTTTTTCTTAGCAGCTTTAGCATAGCCTACTAGTTGAGCAACATAACCAAAGGGGTCTCCACTCTTAAGAGTTTCATAGTCAATAAACTTATTGTCATAAGACCAAGGTGATGCTGACTTAACATCATCAACTGCATCATTTATAACTAAGTCGTATGTGCCTGATATATGTGTACCATCTACATCTAGAGATACATTCTCAGGCTCTTCATACTTGACACCTGCACCCTTAAGTAAACCCTTGAAGACTGCTTCAACTATATCTCCTAACATCATGTTCATCATAAAGTTATTTGGTTTAGCTGAAGCAACTTCAGGTTTATTCTTTTCAAACCACAGTTGACAAGTAGGTCTACCTAAGTTTGACATACGTAAGCGAAAGTCACCCCTCTTGTTACCCCCACCAAACTGCCTTCGCAGGGCATCCTTAACATCATCTCCTACCTGTTGAATTACTTCTTCAGACATAGTAGACTTACCTTTTACAGCATCAGACATGTACTGATGTACTGCGAGTTCAGCAGGGTGATTCATTATGCTACTTCTTCTGAGTCAATGTCTACAAAATCATCTACAGTAGCCATGTCCTCATCTTCCATATGCTTGTTAGCACTCTCACTCCAAGCATTTAATATATACTCATTGTAATTCTGTACCCAAGCTACAAAGTCTGCGAACCTACTCTGCTCTTCATCAGATAATTCCAATACAGTTGTAACATCAAGAGATGTAACAGGTAGATAGAAGCTATTACCATTAGGTAACTTTCTTTCTTCTGTATTAGCTGTAACTAAATGTTGTACAGGTAGTCTCTTCATCTTAGCTAGTTGAGCAAAGATTGCACCCACAGTTTTGAAGGCATCCCTATTCTCTACTTCCCATATGAAAGGTAGAGTATCTACTTTAACAGGGTCACCCTTGCTATCAGTAGGTTCAACTAACTCTATTGTACCAAAGACAGCACGTACTCTTTTAATCTGCCTGATTAAATCCTGCATCTTTTCAGGTAGTGCCTTGAAGTCCTTAATCCAACCTGAAGGTTTACCACAGTTAAAGCTACCATCATTATCCTTCAAGTCTATGTTGAGATTGTCTCCCATTATAGTCTTGACATAACGATTAGACTTATCTCCTGTACCCATGATAAATCTTTTATACATGAATCTCTGCATGTATGGTCTTATCTTTGCTGACGTTGCAAAGTATGTCTCTCCGTCAGGTATCTCAAGTTTGTAAGTACCACCCTCGACTACCTCAACTTTAGTCATCTTACCCTTAACCTCTTCTTCTCCCATAATAGGAGTATGATTAATTCGTAGTCTTGCAAGGGTACTTGTTTGCTTTCTATCAGAAGAACCTTCTCCTGACATACCCATAACTTTAGCCATCGCCATGTAGTTATCTTTATCTATAGTTATTACTTCATTTGTCATAATATTTCCTCTCTATTCTATTAAAGTTTTATCGTTATATCATATAACGTCTTTGGTGTCAAGCCAATTATCACCTATTTTTGCTTCTAATAATAATGGTACATTAAACGTTATACCAAATCGACTTTCAATTAAACCATTCATCTGTGAATTAACCTGTGTAATAATATACAACACCTGCTTCTCCTCTTCAGGGTGAACGTCAATCACGATAGAATCATGCACACTATTAACGACACAACTCTGCATAGTCTCTAGCATCTTATCTATCCTTACTAGGATGAGTGGCACAATATCAGCAGTAGCAAATGACTGAACAGGATAGTTCTTTATCTGCGTAAAGTGTGTGACACTACCATTTCTCCTTCTCTTAACATCAGGAAAAGAAAACTCTCTACCTGATGGTGTCTTTATCATGCCTGTATTTACAGCTTCTTTAGCCAATCTGCCATGCCATGACTTGATTCCTTGGTACTTTTCTGTGAAGTGTGTGTAGTACTCAGCTTCTGCTTTTGTTCTACCAAATCCTGTTGCTCCATAGAGGGGTGCAAACGTGTGTGCCTTCGCATCTTGGCGAGAAGTCGGTTGACCTGCATCTGTAATAACTTGAGATGTATACGAGTGTACATCGAACCCTGTAGAAACTTCTTCAATAGCTACCTCATCCTGTGATAGGTAAGCAGACACCCTAAACTCTAACTGTGCGAAGTCAGCTTCAAGTATCTTGCCACCCTTCCAACGTGAAACAAACACCCTCTTAACAGGGAACGTACCACCTCTAGGCATGTTCTGCATGTTAGGGTCTCGCCCACTAAACCTTCCTGTAGATGTCATGTGTTGTGTAAGTCTCACATGTAATTTACCATCAGGTTTTAGATACATATTAATACCATCAACGAATGATGATAAGTAAGTCTCAACTGCACTAAGTCTACGTACATTAAATAAGAATGTCTCTGCATCCTTCATGCCACGTTGCCTAGCAACACCCTCTAGTACCTCTAGTTGTGTCTTGCTCGTTGAGAATCCATTAGCACTTACCCACTTAGGGTTGGGTGCATTGAACTTTAGTCCTGCCACACTGTCCACAATATCAGTAAAAGTATAACCACCCCCATCACAATTCTTACATTTGGTGGGGTTAGTATAAGGTGCTCCATTCTTCTTTACCTTTCTAATCTCTCCCCATCCTTTACACTCTATGCATGTAGAAGCATATTGTTTGAAGAGGATTTTAGAATGTTGTTTGGTTCGTTTACGAAACTCTGTGTCACTCATATATGGCTCAAAGTTATTTGCCCACATAGCTTTATCGTGTGGCTTTCTACTATAGATAACCCATGATAACTGTTCAGGACTATTAAGATTGATACGTATGTCACCCATCAACTTACTGACCTGACCATTCAATGACACTCGTAGGTCTTTTCTTTCTTGCTCAAACTCCTTTCTAACTTTTTCTAAGGCATCAACATCAACTGTAAATCCACGTTGATATATCTTAGCTAGTGTAGTGGCAACTTGATTAGTTAAGATGACAGTCTCATGTAATCCACCATACTCTTTTGTAAGTAACTTTTTATATATCTCATTACTTAATTCTTGTGTAGCATGTAAGTCAGCAGATAAATATTCTGATAACTCTTCATGTGGTATCTCATCTACACCTGTGCCTTTCTTAAAGTATTCCTTTAAGGTGTCCTGCTTCTTAGTATTTAAGTTATATCTTTCGGCACAGGCTTCAAGAGAGAGTGGTTGCTTTTGACCACGTTGTAACACATACTCTCCTAGCATTGTGTCAAAGACAGAACCTTCATAACTAAAGCCACACTCCCATATCCACATTAAATCGTGTACAATATTATGTCCTATAAGAATAGTGGCATCATTCAATAGGTCTTGCAACCCCTCATAGTTATCTCTGAATAAATATTCCTTGCCTGTATCTGTTAGACAACCAACCATAACTAGCTTATTGTCTTTCTCAAATGGGTCAAGGTGTAACTTGCCACCCCTATGGGTAACAGTATTTTCTACATCTAGTGTTAGCTTCATGCTTCATACCTCGCTGTCTTGTAATTAAGTTCACAGTGTACACTACCATGCCAACCTGTCAACTTATTTTTTACTACGTTTAGATGTCTCTGCGAATCTTCTTCATCCTGCCCTTCAACCTGTGGGTTCTTAGCAATCAGAATCATAAGGTCAGCTTCGGCTGCCTTACCTGTACGTGAGCCTTCCATCATAGCTTGATTTAGTATGACCTTACCCTCTGCTTCAGCAGATAGCTGAGACATATAGAATACTGCACACTCATGTTGCTTTGCAATCTGCCTAGCGTGTATGGCATTAGCCTTCAATGCTTCATCTGCTCTAGCAAACCCTGCTGTCCTCGCAAACTTATCTCCCATATCTAGGAGTACTACGTCAGGTTTATATGCCTTACATACACTCTCGACCCATGCCATGTCTCTACCTGTTGCATCCTTAATCTTTATTCTATCTTTAACAGGTGCATATAAGTCACGTGCCTTACTAGGGTTAGCCTTTATCTCTTTCATTTCCATACCTGTAGATGCAGTTAAGTATCTTGCACCTACTCTGTGATAACCTTCTTCGTTACAGAGTATGATACAGTTAGCACCCTGATGAGCAAATCCATTAGGACTAGCAATCAAACTAGCATGGAAAGATGTCTTACCTGTGTTAGGTCTAGCACCTATCTCAATCAAGTGTCCTGCATTAACACCCTCTACCTTTCGTGTTAGGCTAGGTATGTTGAATGTCCACCTAGCTTCCAAATCATTCTTAGCTAAGAGGGTATCTAAGTCTATGTCTTCCCACTCTATATTTAGATTAGGTGTAAAGTCATCTCCATAATGCTCAAGTATACTACGTAAAGGTTCAAGAGAAGACTTAGCACCATTGACATAATCAAAGCCAAGATTAGCAATGTCTTCACCAACAACCTGTTGAAATAATTTAGACAATACTTCCTGTGCAATATCACTACCAAGGGGTTGCTCCTTCTTTACTTGACGAAACAAACTAGAGTATGCCTGTTTCTGTGCAGTAGTCATTGATGGATTGTTAGCCATGAACAAGGCTTCAATCTCATCAGGTGTTACTGTTCTTGAGTATGTATCCATAGCTTTATCTATGGCACTCTTTATCTGACGTACATCCTTACTAAATAATCTGTCAGGGCATTTAGCTCCCCTGTGTTCATCATAAAATGTCTTATCCATCAGACTTCTTATCAACGATAATTCCATGTTGGTCTCCTTCTATTCTTGGGTTAATTCTTTTAGGTTTGTTATATCAATTTGTTGGCGATACTTCAAGTCATCTGTTAATCTAAGTACTTTAATATCATTGACATATCCTCGTAACTCTTTTGCAAAGGCTAGTGTCTTGGGCAATGCATCAGGGTCTAGTGCTATAATTGCTGTTGAGAATCGTGAGAGATACTCCTTATGTGATTCTGATAATGACGTACCCAACACAGCTAACCCAACGTATACATCACTGCCTACAACTGAAGCACTCACACAATCCTCAACAACTACTGCTACCTTGCCACACCCATATGTGTAAGGTAAACTACTCTTTCCATATCGTTTCCACTTAGGTATTCTGTTTGCAACTGACCTACCAACTGCATCTACAATAGTACCATTATCTTTTACTAGAAACACTATACGTTTTTCTTTTACATCATAGTGTAGGTCTAATTCATCTGCATCTAATTCCCATACTTCACAAAAGTCCATGACTTCTCTTCTGTTTCCATGTGATATTACAAAGTCAGGTAGTATAAATTCTACCCCATCAATGTCTAATACATCATGGGTAATTGCATCACGTATATCCTGTACTGACATATGTATTCTATGTCCACCCTTAGTTTCACACGTAGCCTTGTAACAATTCCAAATAATTTTACCCATATTGTTTGTCACAGTAAACGTCTTGTAGCCTTTGCATATAGGACAGTTAATTCTTTTTGTCATTCCATTAGCTACATCTAATTGTTTTACTATCTCGTTCACGTTGTACATTATGTATCACTTTCCTTGTCGGCAGTTATCTGCTTGTACCATAATTTTTACGTAGTGTCAATGCATTATTTGCAGAATCATACGTGTTCTTCATGTAAGGTTTAACAGATTGAGGGTTAGCATGACCTGTCACAGACATAATTTGACCCATAGATACACCTGCTTCTACCATTTCTGTCGTTCCTGTCCTACGTAAGTCCATCATACGTAATTCACTAGGCAATTTAGCCATGTCCATCACTCGTCTACCCACTTTTGATAGCCTAACTAACGTGTAAGGCTTATATTCTCCACGTACAGGGCGATAATGTGGGGTCACATAGGGTTGAAATCCATATTCTTCCTTCTGTTGTTCAAGCATTTTCAATAAGTCAAGAGAAATTGGTAGGTGTACTACGCTTCTTCTCTTTGACTGTTGCAAATTTAACACACTTTTATCAAAATCTATGTTTGTAAACTGCAATAATCTCATATCCCCTATACGTTGACACCATTCGTATGCCATTTGTACTATCAAACCTACATTTCTGTACTTAAAATCACTGTAAGCTACATCTAAAAACTGTACCACCTGTTCTTTTGTCCATACTGTACGTCTTACGTGGGTAGGTTTACGTTTATATGTAGCAAATGGATTGCTCTCAGCATAACCCATCTCCATACCATATGAATATACCTTACGTGCTACAGATGTGATAGCATTAGCTAAGTAAGTTCCTCTAGCTAACCATACTTCATATGACCTACGTGCTATTGCACCTGTCATTTTAGTAAGACTTATTCCTGACACACTTTTGCCATCAACTTTCGTTGCTAATAAAATACCTATACAATATCTATAATCCACTTTAGTTTTATCAGCTAACATATTGAAATCATTAGACAAATAATATTCATTTGTTAAGTCTGTTATATTTTTTATCTGTTTAGTATTCATTGTTTTAATCCCTATGTCCATATTGTTCTACATCACTACCCATAACAATACTACACCCATTAGGTGCGAGGTCGCAGTTAGGGTAACTATAACAACCTATGTGTGAATCCTCAAAGCGATAGGCTATTTGTGTAGATGCTTCAGCGTTGAGATAGTTAGTAACAAAATCATCTATACCTTTACTGTGTTCATGTTTAGTGTAAAGACTTATATGAGGTTGCCTAGCAGTCCACCTGCCTGTAGTCCAAAAATATAAGTACTCAATATTGGCTACATTTATGATGTAAACAAAACTAGCTGACGTAATTACATGATAAGATAATTCATGTTTCTCAAGATAATCAGTAACAAATTCTAAGGATTCATTTGTATCCCTTCTATATATTTTTTTACCCTTAGAATTAGTCCTAACATATTTCCACTCACTTGTACTCATATGCTCCACTCCATCTTGTATAGTGTCCATGTTCACACTCGACTTTAGCACCCACTATATTAGCAAGTTGAAACTCCATTCCATCTAGCTTACATATCTGTTCATAATCTATTGGACACTTATCGTCTGTCTGTGCATTGATACTACGTAAGTCTTCAAGCATCTGTAAGATTTGTCTTGACTCTTGATGTGTCAAGTTAAGTATCTTATTTATTTCTTTTACTTTTTTCTTAGTCATGTTACACCTCCAATGCTATATAAATACATAATGCTATTATTAATAACTTACCATAGTCTAAGTCATACTTAGTACTCTCGCCATACTTCTCCTCGAAGTGTGCTATTATTCTATGCCACATATTATATCTCCTCTAGTAGTTCATCTACTTGTTTAATTAACCTATGAATTAAATTTTCATAGTCTTTTAAGTCTTCATTACCATACAGTAACTGAAGTCCATTTCTTACCTGCCATAGTTTAGTTAGCTCAGGTGATAAGGGTACTAACATTTCTGTACCTGTTAAATTAATCTCTGCCATATTCATTCTCCCTTTCTATTTAATATCTATATATACTCTTAAGTGTGTTGACTCATCTATGTTCTGACCATGACTTGTAACACCTGTTCCCCTTAGTTCAGGCTTAACGTGTTGACCTCTAACTCTCATCTTGTATGACTTCTTATTGAAGTACTTCTTCATGTTGTCAACAAACTCTTGACCATCTGTATCATTAGGTATCT